CTTGCAATTCAACATCTGCATTTAAGAACGCAGTTGATTTAGTAAGGCGAGCAGTTCTCCAGGATTCTAGAAGTTTTGAAATACGTTCTGCTGGGAGATTAGTTCCGTTAGATTTAAGAACCTGAAGTGGAACTGGTTCTTTAGCAAAAGTTTCAGCGGCTTGTTCTAGTGCATGAGCGGCGCGGATTGTGCGGCCTGCTCGATTTAATAAACCTTCATCAAGTCCATAAAATACAACTAGGGAACCTACGCCCTGAGTCGGAACTATCGAACCATCGACTTGGTAACCAACGATTTCAGTTTGGTTGTTGTTAAGTTTTGGAGTTACGCGATCTGGAGCAACGCGAGTCCAAGCACGAACTCTGCCGGTGTCTCCGTACTGCTCGAGAACCTGTCCGTAACCAACGCCATGAAATAGAAGATCTTCTGCGAGCCAAGCATAAATAGCAGAACCAGGTACTCGAGGATCTGGTTGATTAATTACTGCTGGAGTTCCCATGTGAGAACCATCGAGCTTCGAATACTGCTCAAGTGGTAGAGCAGCAAGAGTTGAACAGATGATGTTACGCGCTCTGGCAATAGTTGGAACTGCCATTGCTTGCTGGCGGCTTGCTACGGATTGAGTAAATACGAAAGGATTGAAAGATGCTGTGTTGTTAAACGGTGCAGGTGTCGAAGCCGCATCAACTGTGATTTCGGTTGTTGGCTTTGGCGTTGTAAATAAGTCCCTGATTCCCATTGGACATATTATACGCTACTGTCCAGACATTATCCTATCTGAATGTCCACTTCTGATTCGCCGCGTGTTAAATCGTGCAGGGCGCACTATCCGAGCAGCACACGCGCTCGAGCAAGCCGCCGAAACTTTCGCTAAGGAGCCAGTACCACTTCAGGTTCTAAAGTCCAACGGTACAAATCTTCCAGCAGAGCGCATCTCTAAACTTCTAGAATCATGGCGCACCGCTCGTCTTACTAAATCAACCGCGTTTCTAAATGCGGATGTTGAATTGCAAGCGCTGGGCATCGATCCTGCCAAGTTACAACTAAATGAGGCTCGCCAATATGTCGCGCTGGAATTGGCTCGCGCTTGCAACCTACCTGCATATTTCGTAAGTGCTGAAACTACCAGCATGACTTACAGCAACAGCGTTTCGGAACGCCGTTCGCTTATCGACTTTTCAATGAAACCAATTTTGGCTGCTATTGAGCAAAGGCTCAGCATGCCGGACTTCTGCCCTTCAACTGGATCTATTCGCTTCTCGCTCGATGAGTTCTTGCGTTCAGATGCACTTGCTCGCGCTCAGGTCTATGAAATCTTAAACCGAATTGGCGCAATGAGCGTTGAACAAATCCGCGAAGAAGAAGATCTAATCGACAATAAGGAGAACCGATGAAGATAACTATGCCTTACGCGATTACAGCGGCAGACACAGAATCTCGCATTATCGCAGGCCGCATCGTTTCATGGAACGCTGAAGGCAGCACATCTGCTGGCCGCACTATGTTTAAAGAAGATTCAATCACTATGGCTAAGAACATCAAGCTAGTCTTACAGCACGATGTAACTCGCCCATTAGGCAAGATGGTTTCATTTGAGGCAGATGCAGAAGGCATCACAGCAGAATTTAAGATCGCTAAGACAACAGCAGGCAATGACGCACTAGAAGAAGCAGCAACAGGGCTTCGCTCAGATTTTAGCGTTGGCGTAGATGTTGCAGAGTGGGATAACGAAGATGGCGTAATGGCTATCAGCGCATCTAACTTAATCGAGGTTAGCCTCGTAACAGATGGCGCGATCCCGGGCGCAGAAGTCGCGAAAGTAGCGGCAGTAGACACAGAGGATTCCAAAGCATCAACAGATGTTGAGGATGCAACACCACAACCAACCACAGAAGGAGAACAAGTGTCAGACACTACCGTTCCAGAAGTTGCTCCTGCCGCAGAAACGGTAGAGGCTGCAAGAGTTGAAGTTAAGGCTGCAACAGCACCTTACATTTCAACAACTGTTCGTAACCCAATCGTGGATAAGGCTTCTTATCTCGAGCATTCAGTTCGTGCCTCACTAGGCAACGAAACATCAAAGATGTATGTCGCAGCAGCGGCAGACACAACAGACAACGCTGGTCTTGTACCAACTCGTCAACTTACCGAAGTAATTAACGGTATTTCTAACGCGGATCGCCCCCTAGTGGATAGCGTAAGTTCAGGGGTCTTGCCTGATGCAGGGATGACTTTTGAAATTCCAAAGATCACAGTTGCTCCAACAGTTGCAATCGCGGCTGAAGGCGGAACACCATCAGAAACAGATCAGAACGCTGCTTTCGTTTCAGTAGATGTTAAGAAGTACATCGGTCAGCAAACATTTTCACTAGAATTGCTAGACCGTTCATCTCCAGCATTCTTCGCTGAACTCGTACGCCAGATGGAATACGCATACGCAAAGGCAACCGATACAGCAGTTGGAACAGCACTTATCGCTGGCGGAACTGATGGCGGAAACCGCACACTAACAACTGGCGCTCTTGCCGCTGATTTCGTTTCAGATGCAGCAGTTTCAATCTACGAGAACACACTTGGATTCGCGACAAACATCGCAGTATCTCCAGCACAATGGGGCGTTCTAATGGGCTTGGTCGATTCTTCAAATCGCCCAATTTTCCAACAGACAATCAACCCACAGAACGCAGGCGGAACACTTACAGCAACAGCAGTTCGTGGAAACCTTCTCGGTCTAAACCTTCGCGTAGCTCGTAACCTTTCAGGTACAGGCGATAACTCAATGATTATCGTTAACCCAGATGCTTACACATGGTACGAGTCTCCTCGCCTATCGCTCCAGACTAACCTCATCTCAACAGGTCAGGTTCAAGTTGGATACTACGGCTACGGTGCAATCGCTACAAAGATCGCAGCAGGCGCTTACCGTTACATGGTTGCATAACCAATAACTAATCATGGGGGGGCTGCTGCTCCCGGTGGCTCCCCCAGCCGTTTAATAGAGAGGATGTAGAGATGGCTTCAATCGTTACAGTTGCAGAACTAAGGTCTATCCTTGGCGTTTCTACATCCCTTTATAACGATGCATATTTAACAGATGTAATCGATACAGCAGAGGCAGTTATCTTGCCGATGCTCGTTACATACGCTTCACCGATTTCACGCGTGGAGTTGCAGGACAACATCGCTTATTACACAGTTCTAGGCGAGAACAACTTTTCAGAGGGTCAGAGCGTAGTCATCACAGGATGCGGCTCCCCGTTTAATGGCACTTTTACAATCTTGGAATCTAGCAACTACGACATAGACACCTATGTTATGAACTCTAATTCTCGCGTATTCGTAGATGGCGTTTATAGAGACTTCAACGGATTCTTCACAGTATCAATTACAAATGCAGACATCGATGGCCGAAATGTTATCCCTTCAGGTAAAGCAACCCTTTCAGGCGCTGCAACCTATGTAGGCGTAAGCGCGGTTGAATCAGCAGTTCTTGCAGTATCAGTAGAAGTATTCCAATCTCGCATCGCTCCAGGTGGGCAGATCGAAGGAATCGACTTCACAAATGTCTCGCCTTATCGTTTAGGCCGCAGCCTTTTCAACCGCGTATCAGGACTTCTAGGGGCGTACATCGACACCGATTCAATGGTGCAATAAATGCCAGCCTCAACAATCCTGGATACAGTTCGTCAACCACTAGCCACAGCCTTCGCCAATGTCGCAGGCAATGTCTATGCTTATGTTCCAGAAGCGCCTATGGTTCCGTTCGTAGTATGCGTTCCAGATTCTCCATATCTCGAACTCGAGACAATCGGCAAGACAACACTTCACACTAAAATTAATCTCGTAATCTCGGTCGCAGTTGCCTATAACAGCAACCCGGCATCGCTCGACAATCTCGAGCAGCTAGTAATAAGTGTTCTGAAAGTGATCCCAGTTGGGTACACAATCGGAGCGGTTGAAAAACCAACGGTAACTCAAGTCGGGCCTTCTAATGTGTTGGTCGCAGATATCAGAGTTTCTACCTACTACACACAAACAAACTAAGGATAAATAATGGCAACCACAGTAATCACAGGTCGCGATATTTCTCTATCTTTCACAGGTGGAACAGATATCGAGGCCCAAGCAACTTCAGCAGTTCTAACTAAGACCAACATTCGCGAGACTTATCAGACTCTCGATGGCGAGGCTTATAAGACCACTAACATCGAAGGCACTTTTGCTCTTTCAATGCTTGCTGATTGGGGCAAGGCTAACTCAGTATGCGAAGCACTATGGACAGCAGCAGAGACAGCACCAGATACAGACATCAGCGTAACTCTTACAGCCGCTACAGGCGCTCAGTTCGTGTTTCCAATTATGCCTGAATTTCCAACAGCAGGTGGCGCTGGAACAGATGCTCAGACAGTAGACTTTACTTTCAAAGTATCTAAGGGCGCAGTAGTCGAAACCTTTAGCTAAACAATAGAAACGGGAGCAAACAATGCAACAGCAAATAACAATTAAATATGTTGATGGATCGGAAACCACTTACCTGGTTCGCCCACCTGATTACGCCAAGTGGGAGATGACAACTAAAAAGGTTATCTCCCAGTTCGGTGGCATGTGGGACATTCTTTATGTAACGCACTCAGCAATGAAACGCGATGCAGGCGGCAAGCCAACCAAGACACTCGATGTCTGGATGGAATCGGTCGCAGATGTTGAAGTAGGTGAAGGAGACCCAAAAGTCATTCAAGAGGAAGCGTAAGCCGACTCTTGGTGGAATTGGCGATAGCCACTCAGATCCCTATGGATCATTGGCAAAGCGCCGAGGATATTCTTACAGCGATTGAAATACTAGAGGAGCGTAATCGTGGCAGATGAATTAATTGCCTTCGATAAAACAGAACTTCGCATGGTATTTAAAGCCTTAAAGAATATGGGTGAAGAAGCCAACGATGAGGCCAAGCGCCAATCAGGCGCTCTGGCTGAATTCGCCCGGGCTGAGGTTATTCAGACAGCAAGCCGAGGTAATAACACTAAAGTCTCAGGGCGCATTGCTCAGGGTTCTAGGGTTAAGAAGTCAAGCCGTATCGGTGAGATTACTTATGGCTTCGCTTCTCAAAAGTTCTCAGGTGGCGCAACCACTAGAGACATCTGGGGCGGTACTGAATTCGGATCTAACAAGTACAGGCAGTTCCCTGTCTGGTCAGGCCGCGAAGGCCGAGGCTCTAAGGGCTGGTTTATCTATCCAACTCTGAGAAAGATCCAACCTCAGATCGTGGCTAAGTGGACAGAATCATTCGATAAGATTTTGAAAAGGTGGGGCTAAATGGCAACAGGTACAAGGGCGTTAACGCTCAAGCTTCTTGCTGATGTCGATAACTTCACTAAGAACCTTGATAAAGCGGATAAAGATGTAGCCACCTTCGGCGATAAAGTTGCCAAGTTCGGAAAGATTGCTGGAGCAGCATTCGCAGCCGCAGGCGCGGCAGCCGTTGCCTATGCTGGAAAGTTGGCCATCGATGGCGTTAAGTCTGCTATTGAGGATGAAGCGGCTCAAGCCAAGTTAGCCAATACTTTAAAGAATGTTACTCAGGCAACAGATGCCCAGATTGAAAGCACAGAAGAATTTATTCTTCAGACTTCTCTGGCTACTGGCGTTGCCGATGATGAACTTCGCCCATCGCTTGATCGTTTAACCCGAGCAACTAAAGATGTTGACAAGGCTCAAAAGTTACAGGCGCTAGCCCTAGATATTTCGGCAGGTAGTGGCAAGTCGCTCTCAGCCGTTACAGAAGCCCTTTCTAAGGCTCAGGAAGGCAATCTGGCAGGGCTTAGCCGTTTAGGCGTTGGAATTGATAAGGCTGAACTCAAAACTCTTTCATTCGATCAGATCACAGCAAAACTTGCTGGCACTTTCGAGAACCAGGCATCAAAGCAAGCCGATACATTCCAAGGAAAGTTAAGCCGATTACAGGTTGCATTCGATGAAGGCAAGGAAACCGTAGGCGCTTACATTCTCACAGCAATCACTCCCCTGGTTGAGAAGTTGGTTAAAGATGTTATTCCTGCAATCGCAGACTTCACTAGCAACCTAGGCGATAAACTTCGCCCGGTTGTAGAGTTTCTAAGCCCAATAATTAATGGCCTTCGATCAGCGTTTAACTCAGTTAAAAATTCACTTAACGACAACAGCGAAGAACTCAGACCGCTTATCAACCTGTTCAAGAATATCGCTGAATTCGCTAGAGATATTTTAGCGCCAATCCTAAGTAAGACTTTAGGCAAAGCCTTCGAGATTGTAGGCGGAGCAATAGGCGGTCTTATTGGTGGCCTAGCCAAGGTAGTTTCATTCTTCGATGATCTTTACAATAAGATTAAGCGAGTAATCGATATTGCCAAGGGTATTGGCTCAGCCCTAAATCCTTTTAGCAGCGCATCATTCTCAACTGGATCATCTTCTCCATCAACGCCATCAGCACCTATATCTTCAACGCCATCACTTTCTGGTTATAGATATGTTGGTGGCGGCAATACCAATATCACAGTTAATGGCGCAATCGATAGCGAATCAACCGCTCGCCAGATCGTCAGCATTCTTAATGATTCACAAGCTCGAGGAACGCTGGGAAGCGCGGCCTTCGTATGACCTTATGGACACCCGATTGGGCGGTTGAGGTCAATGGGCTTGGCGATGTAACAAATCTAGTTTTATCTGACTTAACGATTACCTCTGGCCGAACAGATATTTATAGCCAGCCAATCGCTGGATATTGCCGATTTACAATAAAGAACCTAGATCAATCAGCCATCGCCTTCGATGTAAATGATTCCATAGTGGTCAAGATAAAAGATTCAACTGGCACTTATATCCCAATCTTCGGCGGAGATGTTTCGGACATTGATATTGTGGTGGCCACAGGCGAACCAGCCATAACCCAGAACATAACAGTTACAGCCTTAGGGGCTTTATCGAAGTTGCCGAAAGTATTAACTCAAGGCGTGTTAAGTAAAGACTTCGATGGAGATCAGATCTACGAGGTATTACAGGCCGTTCTCTTCGACCAATGGAATGAAGTACCAGCAGCAGAAACCTGGGCGGCTTACGATCCCACAATTACTTGGGCTAATGCCGAGAATTCTGGATTAGGCGAAATAGATCGCCCGGGCGATTATGAACTTACAGATAGATCAGCCTCAACTACTGATGTTTATTCTCTGGTGGCTAGCCTTGCGACTTCTGGGCTTGGCTATATATATGAAGATGCTTCTGGCCGAATTGGGTACGCAGACTCAACTCATCGATCACAGTACTTAGCAGCTAATGGATATGCCTATGTAGATGGCGGCTGGGCTTATGCCAAGGGTATTGCAACATCTAAGCGCCTTGGAGATATACGCAATAAGGTAACTATTACCTATAAGAATGGGCAACAAGAAACAGCCGAGGATGCCGCATCGATTGCGGTCTATGGCACTCAAGGCCAAAACATTCAGACCAGCATTGAGAATGGCGCAGATGCACTAAGCCAGGCGGAGTTCTATTTAGATATTCGGGCATACCCTCAATATCAATTTAAGAGCATCACCTTTCCAATGGCTAATCCAAATATCCCAGATGCCTCTCGCGATCAAGCCTTTAACATATTCATGGGCTTACCCTTGGACATCGAGGACTTACCTCTAAACATTGCCGATGGCCGATACCAAGGATTCGTAGAAGGCTGGACTTGGACTACTCGATTTAACGCACTTGATCTAACAGTTATTGTTTCGCCAGTTGCCTTTTCACTTCAGGCTTTCAGGTGGAATAGCGTTCCAGTTACAGAGACATGGAACACGCTTAGCCCTACTTTAGATTGGAATAACGCTACAATAGTAGCCTGACAAGGAGAATATATGGCAACGACAACTAATTATGGGTGGGATACCCCAGATGATACCGACCTGGTTAAGGATGGCGCAGCCGCTATTCGCACCCTTGGCTCATCTGTCGACACCACCACGAAGGCGCTAAACCCTTCTACAACCCTTGGCGATATTGAATATCGATCAGCCACCGCTAACACAAACACTCGTTTAGGCATTGGCACAACTGGCCAAGTTTTGACGGTTTCTGGTGGCGTACCTTCTTGGGCAACTGCCGCAAGTGGCAGCATGACTACACTTGCTAGCGGAACTTTTTCATCAAACGCTTTATCGCTTACCTCAATAAGCGGTGCCTATAAAAATTTAGTTTTAGTAGTTCGTAACGCTTATCTAAACGATGATATTGGCATAAGAGTAAATTCAGATTCAGGCAGTAATTACGGTTGGACTCAAACTCCATCAACGCAAACCGCTAACAATAGCGCGGCAAATAATAGCCGTTGGCAGATTTCTTACCCAAATGTTACAACTGGCAATGGCCCTAACTTCTTTACTATGACCATTCATGATTATGCAAATACAGATTCATATAAAACCTGCAACTCTATATATGGCGGCAACCCACAGGGGTCTAAGGCTTTATCAAATAACTCAGGCGTTTGGGCTAACAGCAACGCTATTACTGGAATAGCATCAAGCAATAACTTTACATCAGGCTCATACATACTTTACGGAGTAAACTAATGAAAATCACAGAACACAATGAAATCCGTAGTAAAGTTTAAAAGGAACGTCGCAATTTTCCACCCCGCATATAAGGCTCGGGTGACAAAGTACGAAGCGGAGGGTCTTGGCGCGTGCATTGGCACGCGGCCGGATCCTTCTGGAACATCCACCACCGGGGACTTGTTAGTCTTCCGTGGTGGATTTTTTGCAGCGAGCGATAGGGCTCGCCGAGAATTGGTAGCCGAGGACTGGCCCGGAGTGTTGGCGGCTTGCCCGGAGTGGATGCGTCAGCCCGGAGCGGTGGAGTGGAGGGATTAGACTCTTGACAACGGCCAGCCTATAATCTAGGCTTGCCTTGTCAGTAGCCTACTCTTAGGTTACTTCGTTGCATTGACATTCCGGATATTAGGCGACTACTGCGGTCGATTATCTCCTCCGCAGGAAAGCAGAGTATCCTATGAGATAGTAGACCACTAAGCGCAAGGCATTAGCCTTGTCTAGTGGTGCAATAACGCACCACTAGATTTAGAAGGAGATTCTTATGGGCCTCGAAAAGCGCGTTAGTGATTTGTTGGAAACCTATACCGATATGCCCGACGATTTGCGTCCGCATGTCGCAAAGGATATCGCCACGCAACTAGGTAGGGCTGGCGGACCCGCGAAGTACGATGTCAAGGCTGTAGCTAAGAAGGATGGTGTCTATCTTGGCGAAAGCATGACAACAAAGCTAGTCGGTTCGCCCGTTGCAAGGTTGTTCGCCGCTGTCAGCCAGCTTGACCAGACGATTGGCAAGCTGACATCCAAAGCGGGAGCCTACCAAGTCGCGGAGATTCAAGCCTGCATTACTGTAAGCGAGGGATTGATTAAGAGTCTTAGAGACCAGTATCAGCCCGTTGCGACAGTCACTAGCTTGGCTGGCGAGTAGAGGGTTCCAGCAGTAATCGCAGACACTATTCTTAGATAGTGTCTTGCGCTTAGTGGTTTATTACGGACAACGGCTAGTTTGGCTTAGCACGCCACGTTAGCTTAGTCTGCGCAACTAATGCGTGAAATAGCACAATAGAAGGTAGAAGCAACGCACCCTATGGCTACGGCCATAGTCTAAAACTGCCACGGGCGACGGTAGAGTTAGCCTTACGCTTTTGCCATAGAATAGATAGGTGAGCTAGACTATTTCTGTAAATAAGCTAGCTCAAGTATCTAGACTAGAACCGCCCGCGAAGCGGGCAGCTGGCAGTCTAGAACCATGATTATTGAATCTAGAACCATAGAATATATGAGCTAGAACAATGAACACAACCGAACAGCTAAGAGAGGCATTACGACTAACTAGACTAAGGGAGCTAGCTAGGCTGCCGTCGAATAAGCTAGTCCGCCGCGTAGATGCCAAACGTGGCAAGTCTATTACGCAAAGGATGCGTAAAGCTAATAGCCTATCAATGCTAGACATGGGCCAGACGAAACGGCATATACCATTACCGCGGTATCCTGATGAACGTACTAAGACATTGTTTGCAGCTTACGATAAAAGAAAATGAAAATGACAACTTATCTCAAAGTTCGCATTGACGTAGATGATGCGGAAAACTTCATTGCCAGCAAGCTCGAAAGCGAGACTGGAGCCAAGGCTATTGTCACGATTGAGCCGAAACTTAGGCAATTCGAATTGCTTCCTTGCTTGCGTGCCGCGCAAAATGCTTACAACAATTGTGGGAAAGAAAACAGCCCTACCATCGTCGCAATTAAGGCACTGCGAGAATACGGTAAGGAAAGGTGTCTTGAGCTTAGCCTTGCCGATTGCAAAGCAGTAGTTGACGCTTTTATCGCAATCTAACCTAATCTTCGCAGAGCAACGAGATGTTAGCTTGGCATAAATCATGCTATCTAGCACTCGGTAATGCGGCAGCTGCGGTTGCAAGCCCGCGGCAATGGATTGAATGCAGTCAGGATTACACTTTTAACGTAATATCCTGAACTAATCTAGTCAATCTTTAGCCAGCATTCAAGCCCTACTCTTAACTGAGTAGGGCTTTTTTATTTGTATGGACGACTTACTTGATATCTTTATTCAAAACAGCAATAATGCAATTGAGCAGGCAACAAAATTGCTGCATCAAGAATCATCACCCGAAAACAACAAACAAGCTCGAATTTTACTAACTGAAGCCAGAATCTGGGTAGCCGCGAGTAATATGCTAAACGCTAAACTAAAGGAGCTTGAACATATCAATCGAGGACCAGGATAATCTTTATGCAAATCGAACAACTAATATCTCATCTACAAGCGATAGCCGCCAAGTATCCAAATATCCAAGTACATACACACGATGGACTAGATCCTAGTGATCTTTGCCCAATTACAGAAATCAAGCTATCTCAAGGATGGTTTACTTCGGATACTACTGTGCTTGAGCTAGTAGGTAGTACCCGCGAAATACAGCCTTTCGACATTAACAAGTTCTAGCCCTAACATTCGAAACATATCTTAGATATAAGATATGTCTATCCGCCGCCAATCCTCGGCGGATACTGACGAGAATCTGGATTATCACTAATAACTAGAGACCTAACACAATTATGTTCTTCGCCGCCTTCTTCGCCGCAACATCATTTTTGGCCTCATTTACGCCAAACTTGATGGATCTATTCCTGCTTCTATCTGATCCAGTCAAAGCAGGAATGCTTATTGGTCTTGGCATCATTCTAGCCATTATTGCATTCTATGGCCTGATCTGGCTAGTTTGGTATTTCAAAGGGAAGTAATTTCCCATCTATCATACAACCAACATAACTAAAATGAAACCCAATAAACAAGATACTACCGAATTCAAAATCGAATCTGGCATTCCAATGCCCAAGATTCGGCATGGCCGCAAGTCTATCTTTCCTTGGCAGAAGCTTGAGCCAGGACAATCCTTTTTCGTACCTGATGGAAATGTTTCTTCGCTGAAGTCTCTCTGTTACCAAAACAGTAGCCCAACTGGCCGCCGCTTTCGTGCATTGGTTGAAGGTAACGGCGTGCGAGTTTGGCGGATTGATTAATTTCCTCCCTGAGCTTCGGGCAGATATACTAAGTTTTAGTATAATCTGTCAGGCCTCGACTTAGCTCGGGAGGCAACGTCAAAACGGATAGACGTTAAATTATCCGACTTGACCATCACAACGTCCAAAAAGGTGGCGTCGGCTAGTCGCAACGATAACCACACTAGCGCGAAAGCTTGAAATACTAGCTTAGCCTGCCGCCCGCCCAGACAATGGCGGGCAATTTCTTTTGTATGAAAATCACCAAGAAAAAGAACAAAACTACCATCACACTTTCCCGCCAGTATCTAGAATGGATAGCAGTTAGATTACACAACATAGTATACAATAAATCATCTTCACATACTTTTAACTATACAACAATTAAAGGCACTACAACTCTGGAATTTATCATAACAGAGGATAAATGAAATTTAAACCAGTCTATAGTAAACGTAGCTATAGACAAGCCATCGGCTGTATTCAGCGGTATCACGGTAATCCCTATCTAGACTGGCTAGGCAGATTACACTATCTAAATATTTTAGCTGGGCACCTGAAAGATATCCTATCCGATTTAACTATACAGAAGGTATAGGATATTCGCTAGATCCAAGCTGCAATCCATTAGCCGACCAGAATACAGTAACCAAAGAGCTTAACACAATTATTAATAAGTTCAAATAACTATGTCCCTCGCCGAAACCAAAATCTTTCACAAAGACGATGTCTGGCTAGTAGAATTTGCAGGCGAATCTAGGCCGCTAGCTATTCTTCAAATCAAAGGTGGCTGGATTCGCACTAAATTCTCCTGGATGTCCGCGGCTGAGTTTAATAAAAGAGCTATAATTAAGCTGGGCACTGTCCGCCGCTTTCTAGGAATTCCAATAGGAATACGGCAATGACCAATGTCTTAATTACCGCCTACTGTGCCTGCCAACTTTGTTGCGGCCCAACTGCGCCGCAGCCTACAGCCGCGGGTATAAAACCTGCTCAAGGTATTACTGTAGCCGCTTCACGTAAATATCCGCTAGGATCTAGTATTTACATTAGTATTCCTGGCGTAATGAACAATCAAAGGTATAAAATTCAAGACCGCTTGCATAGTAAATACGATAACAGAGTAGACATCTATTTCAGTAAACATCAAGACGCAAAGAAGTTCGGTATCAAGAAAGGATTTATATGGATCTCAAAGACAAAATCAAAGTAATGCAGCATTTTGCGGAGGGTGGGAAGATTGAGTATCGTAGAGGCGATCTCAGTCCTTGGCGACAAATAGATAATCCAGGCTGGGATTGGCAAGATTATAATTATCGCATCCGCCAGTCTCCTATTGCCGCGGGACATAACCCACCTAACTTGACGGAAGATCAAGTAGAATGTGATAAAGACTGGCGGCTGTTGCAAGAACATGGAATCAAACCCAAAACCAAGCAACCACTTTCCGCCGTCGACTTTCCGCCGGGAACTGTGGTTTGTCGCGCAGATACAATGATGATAGGATGGTTTCTTGTGCTGTATGTTGGCGGCTTGTCTATCTCTATTCAATCGCGGTCAACTTTGCTTTACACAGATTTGCTAGCACAATGGCAATATTCAACCGACCAAGGCAAAACCTGGCTGCCCTGCTATAAGGAAGTCTAATGCTATGACCCCTCACGAAATCAATATCACAATAGGCAAATCTCTTGGATTTGCACAATGTCCTATTGCTTTATCTGATGGATTTCCACCTGAACTATGTTATCGTACAGATACATACCTCGGCGAACTGCCTGACTTTTATGGATCATTAGATAGAATGCATGAGGTTGAACGCTCATTGTATGAAGAACTAGATCTGAAATATGTAAATACATTAGCACAAATCGTGAGACCAGACTATGAAGACGAAGATAGAATGTTCTATAAGTCTTCCTACTGGACATTTCTATTAGTCTGTGCAACCTCCCAACAAAGAGCCGAAGCTTACTTACGTACAATCAATCTATGGATAAATACAAACGCTCCAAGCCGCCAAGATGCGACTGTAAACAGCCAGCCACTGTCCATGTAAACTCCGCATGGCAGTGCGAAAGGTGTGCAAAGCTAGGTGAATATAGGCGGAACATAGATAGAGTAAAATTAGTTAAAACAACAAAATACTTAGCTAATCAAGCTCCCTATCAAGAACCTTATAAGGTATATTCATATGAGTAAGTTAAAACCAGCCTATACTAATATCTCACCGGAGCTATTAGCACTAGCTAAAAAATCCCGCCGCCCACCTACTGGAATGTGCGACTGCGGCCACTCGGCGCGGCTGACATATTACGGATACATATGCGACGGCTGCAAAGCTAAAGAGCGGCTAAATCTGGAAGGCACCCGCGACTATGGCATAGCCGGAAGTGACTATCACCGCGAAACAGGCCGGCATGTGGATACACATTATCTTGAACCTTATTCCACTTGTAGAGATAAAACAAGATCAAATATCACTAAAGAAATCAACAGACATGGGATGTATTAATTTATGGACGACTCTCCAGAACAATACCGCCAGTCTCAAGAACGTGAATTACAACGTCATCTAAACTTCTATCCACCATTTGTTGTATTAATCCGCAAGGTAGAGCAGACTAAAACAGACTATGGCTATGGTGAGATGTGTGTTCATAGTAGGTATGTCTCATGCTTGACTGAAGCCGCCGTCCGCGAACTTAATCCAGCTGCCATCTACAAACTAATTTAATATGCCACAAGAATTAGACATCATTGCAGAGCTTACACCTATCATTAAGGAAGGTGTGCTATCTAGCCCAGATCGTCCACCTAATACTCCAATCAATGAACAAGATATTCCGCAAATTATCCACACCTGTTATACAGCCTTCACAATGAATCTTTTGGAAGATATTGTTACCGGCAACTCTGATGGTGCTATTTACCAGATATTGAATATGGCCGCAGCACTTACTAAAGATAATGAACAAAATAACTAAATATGATCTTCCTTCTAATCTTTCTGCCGCCCTTAGCGACTAGTTCCGTAGTCTACTGGGCGTCTAGTAACATACGATATGCTATTACTTTTGGTATAGTGCATATACTGGGTATCATATTCGTATTATCTTTAGCAAGAGCAGCAAGACATAACTAGCAATATGCAACAATAACAATGAATAAAATCTACAAATATATTCTGCAAGAAGACACTACACTTGAACTGCCCATCCACGCTACAGTCTTAACTGTCGCCGCCCAAGGTGACGATATCTGTATCTGGATATCAGTTAATACCGCGGCCAGTATATCAAGAGTCAAACGTAATTTCAAGACCGTCCCAACTGGCGATCTAACGCCAGAAGATGGTTTGTATATCGGTACTAGTTTCCTTTATGAAGGTAGGTTAGTCTTTCATACCTTCGAAGTATAATTTCTCTGGCACGCCTCTTGCACTGATAATCTACCCGCGGTTATAGCCGTCCGGCTGGTTACTATAACCGCGGGTATCATAACACAACCAAATCAGCCACCTACTAATACAGTCCTATGTCAGACGAAACGCAGACGCAAGTGTTCACATTCAACGGCAACCCCACTAACTTCGCCCAGTCCGCGCCGCGGAAGAAGAAGGGTAGTGAGGAAACAACTTGGTATCTCTTCCCGCACCTCGAATCTCCTGCCGCGGTTCAAGAGTTTGTTACTAAGAACATCGACCCCGAGAAGTTCTGGCCCGCAGTTTACAGGGAACTGATCAAGCCTGCCGCCGCGGATGCATTTCCGCCGGCTTATGTGGCGGGAGATGATGGGCAGCCCGAGTTCGATTCCGCGAAGTTCACCGAACTGTTTCTTGAGCAGTTCGAACCTGCATCTCGGCGGTCTAGTGGTCCTAGTACCAAGGATCTCAAGGATCGTATGTCCGCGATTGCAATTGAAGTGTCCGCGGCTTTCGCGGAATACGAGGCGGAGAAGAGTGAGGAAAACCACATGAAGTTGAATCGTTTGGTCTTGGAGATGACCGAACTCACGCAGAAGATTCAAGCCAAGTCCCGCGTGACTACGACTCCTCGTAAGCCGCGCAAGAAGAAGGAGGAAGCCGCCCCTGTTACTGCATAATTAACAATACAAGCCCTCCCAATAACCCAGCTACTAGCCACCATACTAGTAGCTGGGTTTCTTTTTGTCTGGCATCCATCTTGCTAAGGTATACATATAATGTCAAGACAAATAACATTATCATTAGAACTAGTTCGTAGTTTAATGTTCGAGTTCGAAAGCCTCGCACATCTTAAGGCATTATCTGTCACTGACCGCGGCTCTGAAGTTTACTTTCCACGAATAATCCCAAGAGAGCTAGGCGGCGTATTAGAAGAACTCAACACAGATAGTCTCTTTCACATCGTACACTATCCAAGTCACAGTGAGATATGGCACAAGAACCATTGGATGGATAGTGTCTCTCGCCGCTGGAAACTAATCGAAGACAGCCAGGTTAAGTCCGCGGCTTATAACGAGCGGGCCGAACTCTTGGCAGCTAAGCGTGCCAAAGTAAAGATCGTCGAGGCTGTCATCCTCAAATGGGTACCACTCTATGGACATCATTCTATGGCTACCCAACTATCATCTCTAGCATATACATTAGCCACCGCCTCCCCAGAAACCGCGAAACAAATTCCCGGCTTACACGAAGCACTTTATGGAGAAGAAAACAGAAAAGAAAATACTTGAGTTGGCCTCTCGACAGGTAGCCAAAGGTGAGCAACTTATTCTATTCAAGCAGGCCACTAGCTGGACTAGTCTCTCATCCGCACTAGGCATTGAGATTCCTTCCGCTTTCACTGACCTGCCGTTTAACTATCCCACATATAAGATGTGGGCTAAGGTCTGGAAGGAGACCGCTTTAACCCGTGCCGGGAATGAGCAGAATA